AGAGATTGTCTCTGACAGATGTGTTAAATATACAGGAATAGATGTTCCTGTCCTAGGAATTCAAACAGGTGATTCATTATCATTTGTAGAACAAGCATTGATTACATTCCTTGTATCAACATTAGATGGTACAGGAGTGAAGATAGATCTTGGAACTACAGTGGTATGTGATCTTGTGCAACAATATCTTCCTACTTGTGGAGATCTTTCTATTGTAGATATATCAAAAGCTCTTATACAAGCTGCTTGTGATCTTCAAGAACAAGTAGATGCTATTGATGCAGATCTTGCTACATTGAATGCTGATTATACAATTGGATGTTTAACAGGTGTTACAGCATCTTCAGATACACATGCTATTGTACAAGCTGTAATAAATAAATTATGTCAAATAGAAGTTAATTTAGTAGCTCTTGCAGCTGATCTAACTTTAAACTATTCAAGTAATGGTGCTGAGTTAGATGCTTATATTGCTAACTATTTAGCTACACATTCTTCTACTGCTAATTTAATTAGTAATAGAATGGTTCCTTATTCTGTTGTTCTTTATTTTGGACCATTAAGTAACTTTTCTAGTACAGGAGTAGGACTTGGTGATTGGGATAAAATATATCTATGTAATGGAATAAATGGAACTCCTGATTTAAGAGGTAGAGTTCCTGTAGGAGTTACAGCTGTTCCTGGTGGTAGTGCATATTCTCCTCAAGTTGATCCAGCACTTGGTAATCCTAATTATACATTAAATGTACCATTAGGTACAAATGGTGTTACATTAACTGCAGCACAACTACCTGCACATGCTCACCCTGGTAGTACAGCTACCACTGCTATATCTCCTAATCCTCACACACACGTAATATCTCCTCAAGTACCATTTACAAGTAGTCAACTTACTTCTAGTGGAACTGGATCAGCTGGAGCATCAATTCCTGTGAACACTACATTAACTAATGAAAATGTTACATTAACAGCAAATACAACATTAACAATAGCATCACAAGGAGGAGGATTATCACATGAGAACTTCCAACCTGGATTAGGTTGTTATTATATTCAATACAGACCTTAATAAATCAATAAGATGGCATATCCATATTTACCAGTAAATCCTTGCTGTACAGATGTAGTTTTGAATAGTCCTTGCGGATGTAGTTCTACAATCACTAATAGTGGTTGTAATAACAATGATCCATGTAGTACTCATTTAACTGCTTCTAGTACTATTGTTTATGATGGTCCTGCATTAACTTGTACCACTGCTGAACCATGTGATACACTTAATGTGATATTACAAAAGATTGATCAGATTATATGTAATCTACTAACACAGATTAATATATTAACTAATCAAGTTACTAATATCACTACACAGATAATAACTATCAATGGTGATATTATTAATATATATAATCAATTAGGTGAATGTTGTACAACCACTACTAGTACTAGTTCAAGTTCTACTTCTACTACAACAAGTACAACAACAATACATCCTTGTGAAAACTTCTCATTAGATAATACAGGAGTTGATCCAGTAGCTATAATTATTACTAATTGTGATACAGGAGAGCCAGAAGCTATTATATTAAACCCAGGAGATACAAATATTTGTGTTGTAACAGACAGTCCTTTAACTGTTCCTGGAACTATTATTGTTACACCAAACGGTCCTTGTCTTCCTCCAACTAGTAGTACTACATCAACAACATCTACTAGCACATCTAGTACAAGTTCAACTACCACCACAACAACTACAGCTATTCCTTGTGAATGTTTAACATTTGAAAATCAGGGTGATGTAAGTCATATTATAAGTTATTTAGATTGTGATAATAGTTCTAGTAGACCAATTCAAATACTTCCTAATCAAATTATAAAAGTTTGTGGATCTGAAGGAGAAGCTAGTAGTCCTAATGTTACTATTACAATAGGAGAAAATTGTATTGATAAATCATGTCCTGCAGATCCTACAACCACTTCAACTACCACTCTTTTTTGTACAAGATGGAATTGGAATCTTACAGGTATTAATCCAGAAACTTTAGTAACTATAGAATGGGATGAATGTGGTGGAGAAGGTGATACTCATATAATAATAACTCAACCAGCTGGAGATTTTGATAATCCTTTTATATTTTGTTCAGAAACTTTCCCTATTATCACTTTAGGAAGTATTACATCAGAAGGACCTTGTGAAGGCACAACCAGTAGCACAACAACAACTAGTAGTACTAGTAGTACAACAACCACAAGTACAACAATTGAACCTACAACAAGTACCACCACTTCTTATTCAGGATGTAGACCACAAGGACTAACAACTATAGAATATTTTAATTCATACGATGATGGTTCAGGAGTTGTAGATTACACTGGTTCATTGTTAGAAGCATGTACTGCATGTTCTTATGTAAATACTATTGGTCCTGCTGAAACTTCTTTATTTGGACAAAGTGTTATATTTGCTGTTGGTCAACTTGTTTATGCTGGAACAGGAACTAGTTGTGAATTACTAGCTAATGGTTTTTATATTACAAATCATGAACCTTGTGAAGTAACAGAAATTGTAGATGGATATATTGTAAGTATTACAACATGTAGTGAGATTACAACTACTACTTCTAGTAGTTCAACCAGTACATCAACCAGTTCAACAACTAGTACATCAAGTAGCACAACAAGTTCTACTTCTACAACAAGTACAACAGCTTATCCTTATGGTTGTACATGTATGCAAGTCACTATATCTCAAACAGATTTAGATGATGCTACAGGTAACACACCTGTGTTAGGTTTAGCTAACAATACAGTTTATTTAAGAACTTCAAAAAATAGTGGATGTGATGATTCAGAAGTAGATGCTGCGTATACAACTGCAGGAGTTGATGGTTTCTGTATTAAAACATCAGCAATAAACACTATACAACTATTCTATTATAAAAATAATGTACCTATATACTTCCCTGCTATAGCTAGTACATACAATGTTCTATATTCAGATTGTTCAGTGAATGCTACATGTATACCTACATAAACATTAAATAAATTTATAAAATGGCTAACTGCTCTCAAATAAATAATACAACAATACTAGGAACGAGTGCTGTCACATATAATGGCACTCCACTTCCTTGTACAGATGTAGATACATGTGATGGTTTAAATACAATCCTTGCTAAGTTTGATGCAGTGATATGCACTGCTCAAGCTAATGTAAATTCACTTACAGAAGATATAACAAATCTTACAGAAGATGTAATGATTGCTACAGAGGATATAGAAAATATATATAATCAACTTGCTATATGTTGTCCTATATGTGATTTCACTGGAACTGCTAATCAATTACCAGATCCATTTGATTGTGCATTTACAGGAGTTGCTAATCAACTTCCAGATCCTACAACTACTACTACAAGCAGTTCTTCTACTTCTACATCAACATCAACATCAACAACATCAACATCAACATCAACTAGTACAAGCACATCAACAAGTTCTACAACAACATCAACAAGTTCTACAACAACATCATCTACAACTGCTCCTCCTGCTCCTTATCGTTGTATTAGATTAGATGGTTGTGATGGATTAGGTTATAGAGATGTAGTGTATAATGCTTCATTTGCAACTGTTGGTCAAGTATTCCAATATTTTATACTTGCTTCTCCATTTACATTACATTGTGGTACAGTGATAGATAATAATGTAATGTCAACTGCAGATTCAGCTATTGTAAATATCACTCCAACTACTTGTGGTAATCCAACTTATTGTGAGATCCCAAATCCAACTCCACCTTGATTTATATAAATTAATAATAAACTAATAATATGACAACATTAATAACATTGGTTATACCACCTGGTGGGGACGCTGGTCCTTTCGATCTTTATTCAAATGCAGATGGATATTCAGTACCATTTGCAACAGGTATATCTGCAGCTGCTTTACAAGCTGGTTATACATCATCTGCTGTACCTAATTTAGCAACTATAATTAGAGTGAGATCTACAGGAACATGTACAAATTATATTGATATACCAATCAATTTAACTACCACTACTACTAGTTCTAGTACATCTACTAGTACATCAACTTCTACAAGCACAAGTACTTCTACCAGCACATCTACTAGCACAAGTACAAGTACATCAACTAGTACTTCTACAACAACTAGCACTACAACAGCTGCACCAACAACGACAACAACTACTACATTAGCATGTTTACAATATATAATAAATTGGAATGGTACAAATGCACACAATATAGAGTATATTGATTGTCTTGGTGATCCAGCATTTGTAACTGTAGATATTGAGTCACCTCCAACTGTTATATGTGCTAGAGAAATTACAAGTGATAATTATCCTGCATACACAATAGCAGATGGTAATTGTACAGGTGGACTTCCAACTGGAGATTGCTGGTCATATGTACTTTCTGATTTAGTAGATAATGGTTCATGTCCAGGAGCTGTATCATTTGAATATCCTCTTTGTGAAGCACCACATACAATGTTTCCTCAATCTATATCGCTTGGACAAGATCCATATAATTTCTGTAGTTGGGGTGGTGGTTTACCTCCAGTTATTACTTGTGGATCCGCAACAGTAACAATAATAAATACTAATTGTACACCTTAATAACCAATAAATTTAAAACTAATGACAGTATTAATAACATTAACAGTTGCTGGGGCTGATACAGGCCCCTTCAACTTACTAACAGATCTTGATGCATATACATCAGCATTTGCTGTAGGAGTAAGTAAAGCATCATTACTTTCAGGGTTTGCTTCTTCAGCAGTTCCTGATTATGCAACAATCATAAGAATACAATCTACAGAAGATTGTAACAACTATGTTGATGTACCAGTCTATGTTACAACAAGTACAACTAGTAGTACAAGTAGCACAACAACTACATCTACCACTATTCCTAACACTTGTTATGAATTTGAAAGTGATCCTTACACCACTACATTTACAGCACAGTTTATAGATTGTGATGGAATTATACAAACAGTTAATGATACATGTGTTAGCCCATCTTGCACATATACTATTTGTGCATTGGCTATAATGAGTAGTAGTGAATCTATGAGCATCATAGGAACTTGTTCAACAAGTTCAACAACAACCACTTCTACAACTCTACCTTAATAAAAAAATCTTGTTTTGTTGGTTTTACAAGTTTTCTCCTCAAGATCTTCTTGGGGAGTTTTTGTTTTATAACTAATTTAGTTATAAATAATTCCATCTCTAACTAAAATTATTTGGAATATATAAAAACAATTGTTTATCTTTACAATATTTTTTAACTAATATGAGTACATATGTCTGAAAATCAAAGCTTGTTATACCGATTAGAAGAGTTGTTAACCCAGAAGAAAAGTAAAAAATTCTATGCTGAGAAATTAGGAATAAGTGAATTTGAGGTCAATGAGCTCATGAGAGAACTTAAAGAAAAAGATACTGAACCTACAGTAAACTACACAGGAGAACGTAAAGTGAACCTAGAAAGAGGAACAATGGAAAGTACAATAGTTACTGACTATGAACCTAAAGATGATATTGAACTAGCTAAGCTACATAAGATAAACTTAGATAAGTATGTAATTACAAACTACTGGTCTAAGATGTTACCAAGTGGGAAGTTTACTTCCTCAGTCTTCTCCAAGAAGAAAGAAGCAAAAGATTACTCTCCTGAGGACTTTGCTAGATTCTTAGAAAAATACAAACCAACTAACATAGAGATTACCAAACCAGATTTTCAAGTACACAAAGATTTTGTGAATGTGGAAATCTCTATAGCTGATTACCATTTAGCTAAGAAAACAATAGATGGTGATAATGATCCATCAACTAGAGCTTTGAGATATTTCAATGTGGCTCAGTCTTTGATTAATAAAGTGGAAGCTAACTATGATATAAACACTGTAGTGCTTCCTATATCGAACGATTTCTTTCACACTGATAACTATCAACATCAAACTACAAATGGTACTCCACAGGACACTATAATGGATTACTCAGAAGAATATGAATTAGGTTTTAATGTACTAGTTGATACTATCAATATGTTAAGAGCTCATTCACATCAAGTTGTAGTAGTCTTAGTACAAGGAAATCATGACAGAACTAAATCTTTTTACTTAGCTCATGCACTAGATGTATTTTTCAAAGAAGCTGTAGACGTAGATTTTATAAGAGACCATAGTGTAATAAAAGCAATATCGTTAGGAAATACATTCATTGGTTGGCACCATGGTAATTGTAAGTTAGAAGACTTACCATTATTGTTTGCCACACATCCAGAATATAGTCAAGCATTTGGTAATGCTAAATACAGAGAGATACATACAGGTGATAAACATCACTATATGGCTAAAGAGGTAAAGGGAGTAAGAATACAACAAATGCCTAGCTTATCAGGAACTGATAGATGGCACTTAGATAATAACTTCGTACACTCAGTACGTGCAGCTCTTGCTTTAGTCTATGATCTTAATCTAGGTAAGATAGCAGAGTTTGAAACTCGAATATAATTATGGCAACATTAAGAAAATTAGTCAGTGATGTTAGAAGTGTCCACAAGATACTTTCTACAGATAGTCTTATTACAGATAGAGCAATCGCATCTGAGATAAGAAACAACTCTTTGTTATTAATCAAAAGAGAAACCAATCTTAGAAAGTTATGGGCAACTGATACATTATTTACTACCATTCCTTGTTTGGAAATGATAGAGGTATCTATTTCTGAATGTTGTAATTATGTAGATGAATGTAGCATATCTAGAACTAAGTTTAAGCTTCCACGTATATCAGAAGGTAATTACCAATATGTAATACAAGGAGTTTATTCTATTAACGCTATGAGTGGTGTAGGAAAGAAGTTAAAAGAAATAACTATCAATAGATATATAAATCTTTTAAAGCTTCCTGTAATCAAGAATGAAGAATACTATTGGATATCTAATGGATATTTATATGTAAACAATCCTTTGCTTAAAGCAATTAGATTTGTAGCATTGTTTGAAGAAGATGTAGAGAATGATATCATGTATCCAGAATGTGGATGTGGTACACCAGAATATACAAACGAACAGTTATGTATGAATCCATTAGATAAAGAGTTTCCTCTTCCTGGATATCTAGAACAACAAGTGCTAGAACTAACATCTAAAAAACTTCTATCTACATATTTCAATCTTAAGACAGATGTAAGTCAAGAAGGAATAGATGGTCAAGCACCAAACTCAAAACCAACTAATTAATGAGAACAAAGATTGATTGGAGAAGTTCTAGTAAGGACAGTTATAATAATTTCTGCAAAAAACATTCAGATATTAAACTTACTTATGATGAATGGAGAAATATATTATATACCTACAATGAATCTTTTAAAGAATATATATTAGAAACAGGTGAGAGAGTAAAACTACCTTTTGGATTTGGAGAGTTCTCAATCAATAAAAAGAAAAGAAGAAGGCTAAAAAACAATGTAGATGGTAAAGAGTTTGTTAACTTACCAATTGATTGGCAAAAGACTAAAGAGAAAGGAAAGGTTATATATAACTTTAATTATCATACGGAAGGTTATTTTTTTGGTTGGATGTGGTTTAAGCAAACTTCACGTTTCAAAAACTCTGACCTATGGTATTTCAAACCTTCTAGACTCACTTCAAGACTTCTATCACATTACTTAAAGACCAACGACAAGTACCAAAATATTTACCAAGAATGGAAAAAATAATGAACTATGTCATACTACTATAAATATAATTTCGTATCCCCAGAGCCTGTCTACTCAACAGTTAAAGAAGAGCTTAAAAGCTATTTTGATACTGGTGCAGTGGACGATCTTTTATTTCCTACCTACTTAGACAAGTGTCTTAAGAAGCTAGGAAGAACCACATTTGTAATAAGTGAAGAAGTCTTATTTATAGAAGATTTCCAAGCAAGACTTCCTGACAACTTCTATGCTGTAAGAGAAGCTTGGATGTGTACAGAAGTGGCAGGATATCCATATCAATCAGCTAACTCATTCTATTCACAAGCAGCTAGTGCAACTACTATTCAAGTGGCTCCATTAACTATTGGAGGAACTCCTTGTAATAGACCTGGTTGTCAAGTTCCACAATGTGATGGTACATGTATGCCTGTATTAGTTCAAGCTGTATATAAAACAAACAACACTGTGGCTAGAGGATTTACTCATGAGTATTTACTTAAGCCTGGAAACATATCTGCAAGACAAAACTGTGGAGTGGAATACACTAACAACTGGGACTTCTATGCAGAAGCTCCTCCTATTCATGAATTCACTCCTGGTTCTGCTAGCTATGATAGTTTTGACATTAGAGATAATAAGTTTGTAACCAACTTCAGAAATGGTACTGTACATTTATTATTCTATGCTACAGAGTATGATGAGATAGGAAATCAAATGATTCCTGATAACTATCGTATTAGAGAGTACGTAGAAGCATTCCTTAAGTTTAAGATATTTGAAACATTGACTAACCAAACTAATGATGAAACTTTCAATCAGTTACAACAGAAGTTAGTCTATCATAAACAAGCTTATGAAGAAGCTTATATCATGGCTGAGATTGAAATGAAGAAACAAACTCCTTGGGAGAAACAAAGAAGGATCAAAAATGATCTTAAAAGATTTAATATGTATGAGCTTCCTAACCGTACTAATAGATATGGTAGAAGACGTAATAATTAATACTCATGGCTGAAGAACAATCAAAGAGTAATATAACTCCAAATTTAAATAGTGCAACCACTGGATTAAACTTAGATAGTTCTATCAATCAAGTTAAACAAGGTTCACTAACCTATGCATTAAATGCAAATGTTGAAAATTTTGATGGTAACATAGTTAACTATCAGAATGAATTAGGTAATGATCTGTGTGTTACATTTCCAAAGTCTTATTTATTAATTGGGACTCATTTCATTAATGAAAAAAGCAAACATATATACTTCCTTCACAATCCAATAGATGGTGGATCAGAGATAGGATATATGGATAATAATGATTGTATCTATCATACATTAGTTAGTGCTCCATGTTTAAATTTTAATTTAAACCATCCAATACATAAAGTGGTACACAAGATAACTAATTGTACTATAGAAATATATTGGACAGATGGATTAAATCCAAGAAGATATTTAGATATAAATGATATTCCTTACCTATTACAATCTGGTACAAATCTTTGTGATCCTGTATATACAGATCAATTAGATTGTAATCAAATTAAAATACAACCTAATTTCACTATTCCTCAACTTAAAATTCATGAAGTGAGAAATGGAGGAGAACTTATATCAGGAACTTATCAGTTTGCTATACAGTATTGTGATGCTTCAGGTAATGGTTATACATCGTATTACTCAGTTACCAATCCTACACCTATAATGGATGAGCAATTAACAACAGTTAATTTTAATACTAATGTTAATAAATCTATTATTGTAAACATAACAGATCTTGATATTACAGGACAGTTTCAATACTACAACTTAGCTGTAATTAAAACAATTAACAATGGTTCATCTGTTGAGTTAGTAGGTACATATTTTATTGAAGAACCTACAGATCAAGTTACATATACTGGAAGTGATCAATCTCCAATACAATTAGCTATCAATGATATATTTGAGAAGTTTCCTTATTATGAAATAGCTCAAGATCTTACATCTGTACAAGATATACTTGTATGGGATAATCTTACATCTATCAGTAGACTTAACTATCAATCAATAGCTAATCAAATAACTGTTGAATGGGAAACATATAGACTACCTGCTAATGAAAACTATGCTGATGAAATTAATGCTACAAACTTACGTGGGTATCTACGTGATGAGGTGTATGCATTTGAAATAGTCTTTCTATTAAAGAATGGAAAACAAACAGATGGTTTCCATATTCCTGGAAGAGTACAAAACTGGAATGAGTGGTCTCAACCAAACATTCCTATTACAAGTAATGACTTTATAGGTTATCCTGAACCAGGTACAAACTATAGTCCTTATTGGAAAATATATAACACAGCATCGGTAACTGGATTTGTTCCAGGTTATTCTAGAGAACCTAATTATAAAGGACCATGGCAATATGGTCAAATGGCTTATTGGGAATCTATTGAAGAGTATCCTTGTAACCAAGATGTGTGGGGTGATCTTGCTGGTAAACCTATTAGACATCATAAATTTCCAGATGCATTAGTTTCTCCTGTAAATGAATCAAAAATATTTGCAAGTTCTACATCAATGGTGATGGGGAATGATGCTGTATTTCCTATTGGTCTTAAAATAGATAAAGGACAGATATCAAATCTTATTTACAATTCTAATCTAACTGATGATGAGAAAAGTGAGATAGCAGCATTTAAAATCATTAGAGGTAATAGAGGTACAAATAAATCTATTGTAGCTAAAGGGATTCTTCGTAATGTTAACTCTTATGAAAGAGAAGAACAATACTATTACTATCCAAACTATCCATATAATGAAGTGGGTCCTGATAATGATCCATTCATAAATGAAACAAACAATGCTTGGGTTGAGTTATGTCAACCATGGAACATTGATGTATTACAATTCAACTTGCCTCTAACAGGTACACCTACTTATGCAGAGGTTGAATATACCAATTGTAATAATAATAAACTTGATAAGAAAAAATACACTACATTAGGTAGACAAGTATTATGTTCTATTAGTAGACCTATACCACAAGGAGGAGGACCATTCAATAGAATGCGTACTGTACGAGCAGAACGTGAAGAACCTGTTCCTGGAACAAAGGTGAATGTAGGACCAGCTAATTATGATGTATGGTTTGTTTCTGTTGGTTTTAATGATTTTGGAATTGGAAAAGCTGGATATACAGTGGCATGGACAGATCCAGTAGCAGGATATCAAACAGATTGGGTAGCTGGAGGAATTTTTGGTGGAGAAAGTTATCTTTTAAATTGTTTAGAAGGAACTACTCCTGTTAATATATCAGGAGGAAGTGCTGCAGGAAATGAATATTTTGTTCTTGATAGTCAAGTTAGAACACCTGCATGTACAGTGGAAGTTCCTCAAAAACCTATATCTTCTAAACCAGAGCTAGCATACAGACAAGTATTCAATTCTCCTGAAACATCGTTTGGACAACCGTTCTTAGGTAATGTATTAAAACTTGAGAATGTAATGTTTGGTAAAGGACTTGGTCACTTTGTTGAAGTGAGAAGTAATGCTAAATATAAACTTCTTACAAAAGAAGCTCAAGTAGATGCTCTAGTTAGTTCACAAGTAGTAGGAGCTTCAGGATATGGATTTAGTGCATCAGCAATGTTCACTGTATACCAATCTTATTTAACTATTTATATCAATGGTATTACAAGAAGAAACTTTGCTTATTCATATAACTCAATAGCTGATTATAATTATAGTGCAGGTATAGGTAATAACATTACAGTTAATGGTGTACAAGGTATCAAACAAAGAATGCTTGAGATATACAGATATCTTATTCCTGGTGTTCAATCAGTTGGTGATACAATTACAGTTAATGGAGTTGTTAAAAATGCTCCTGTCAATAACTATAGAAGAGAATCATCTGTTTATTTAAAAACAATAGAGCTTAGAGAAGATGGTGTTACACCAGTTGCACCATTACCATTACCAAGTAATAGTCCTAGTATGATTGTAGGAGGAACATCTATTGTTACAGAGAAATCTAGAATAACTATTGGTGGAAGTAATGCATGTGCAACTCCTGCAAGAGAACAAGATATCACTGTTGTATCTTATTATGCTTCATTAAAGAATATAGTTCCAAATCAATGGGGACAAATATACACATACACTACAGTGGATACAGGATATCAATCACCTATCAATTCAACAACATCAGGAAATGATGTAGTGTTTGGTGGAGATACATTCATTTCTAGATTTGCATTTAAAACAAAACTTCCATTCTTTATTGATAACAGAGTTAATGCTCCTGATGATAGCGATATATTCTATGATGAGATTGGTAATATAGCCTATCCAATATATTGGCATTCTGCTAGATCTATTCTTGCAGATTATACAGTACCAACTATAGGAACTCTATCAAGTATTATTTCATATAAAGCAACTAACTTTGATTGTCCTAATAGTCAAATACCTGGACCAACAGGACCAGCTCCTAATTACCCTGCACAAGATAATCCTGATAGAACTTTCTATAATGGATACTTCTATTTGTTTGCATATGGAATTCCTAACTTCTATTGTGAGAGTTCTTACAATACAGATCTTAGACAAGCATTCAATAATAGAGAAGGTGATTTCTGGCCACATGTAAGTACAAGTATTCCTGATGATTGGGTACAAGAAACCTATGTATCTATTGCATTTGATAATACATACAGTTACAATGTAACATATTCAAAACAGAATAAAGAAAATGTATTTACACATTTACCAGCTGACTGGACAAGAGACTTCTGTTTTACATACTATCCGTTTAGAACAATCTATTCAGATTCTCAGAACATAGATTCTGATAATAGAATAAATAGTTGGTTAACATATAGATCAATTTCTTATTTTGACTTTCCTCAAAATTATGGAAACCTTACATCATTAGATGGTATTCAAAACAAAGCTATTCTAGCTAGATTTGAAAACAAATCTTTATTGTATAATACATTACTTACAATTGATACAAGTAATCCACAGGCTGCCTATTTAGGTAATCCTTCTTTATTTAGAAGTGCTCCTCCTGTTGATTTTGCTGAAACAGATCTTGGATATGTAGGAAGTCAGAATAAGTTCTTATTAAAGATTCCACAAGGACAAGTAACAGTGGATGCTAAGAGAGGACAAATATTTTTACTTACATCTGAAGGAGCTAAAGATCTTACATCGTTTTCTTCAGGAATGAATAACTTCTTTACAAACCATTTATCATTTGAGATATTACAATATTTTCCAAGTAAAACTATTGTAGTAAATGGTAAGTCAGTTGTTATTCCAGGAGTTGATACAGATAATAATTTCAATGGTGTGGGATTACATGGTGTATATGATAATAGATATGAAAGAATCATTATAACTAAACTTGACTATATTCCTTTAACTACTGATGTTAAGTATGATTATGTAACAAAAGAATTTTATATAGAAGAACCTATTGTTGGAAGTGCTCCACTTAGAACAGTTGTAAACTTAACTGATACAGAATACTTCTGTAATAAATCTTGGACAGCATCATACAACTTCAATACACAAAGCTGGATCTCTTTCCATAGTTATCTTCCTAATTTCTATATGGGTGAAAACAATTTCTTCTATTCAGGAATCAATGGATGTTGTGATGATTTTGATTTTATTGCTGGACCAATAGTTCCAGATCCTCCTACTACTACATCTACAACATCTGTAGCACCTTTAACTACCACAACCTCCACTACAGGTAACTTTAGTAAACAATGTGAAATTGAAGGAGTGATAGTTATAACTGATTGTACATTAGAAGGAAATGCTGAACTTATAACTCCTCCAGCTCCTCCACCTTGTACAAGACCTGAGAATCTAAATCAAGTTGAGTTTGCTATTGGATATAGATTAACAGACCTTAACATAGTAGTTGATTCAACAGGTAGTCAAATAAATGCTTGTAATGCAATGACTTATTTAAATACTATTCCACCAAACACTGTAGTGAACACTATAGTTGGAAGTTATGAATTCCTGACCCTTGGATCTATAATTTATGCAGGTCCTAATTATGAAACAGATTGTTCAGTGATTCCTGATGGTTGGTATTTCACAGATGAGAGTTCAGCTAGTGGAATAGTTTATGAAGTGGTAGATGGAATAATTATTAATATAGGAGAATGTTTTTCTATCACTACAACTACTAGCACTACAGTTCCTTGTAATTCATACACTGCTTTTAAAACATCAGTGGGTGTAGTGGCAGTAACTTATACAGATTGTACAGGAGCAGAAGCAAGTGTAAACGTTGGACTTGTAGGAGGAGGACCTTCAGATGTAACTTTCTGTGGAAGAATTTGTATAAATACATCAGAATGTATAACACTAACTAATAACGGACCTTGTTAATATGTCAAAGACTATAGCCATAAAATTAAAAGAATCAGGACCTATTGTAGGACCATTCACTATCTATGACCAATTCGGAAATATAATAGCTGAGAATGTATCTAGAAGAGATCTTGTGAGAGGAATTAGTTATGTTGTAGATGATGATGTTTCAATCGTTACTATTAAATCTACTGGCAAGTGTAAAGCAGAGAGGAGTGTTAGTGTTGAAGATATAACTGTATCAGATTTTACAAACATAACTCTAGTACAAATTAAAACAGGATGTACATGGGAACATGGACTTAATGTACAAAACTATAATAAATTCTATGGAAGTATAGAACCATA